AAAGGTTATGAGGTTACGGCAAAAATGTATGCCTATGGTCATCCTCCAGGCATCCTTTCAAAAGAGGCCGAGCAAGGAGAAGAGACAACAGCAGACCAGGAGTCAAAATTTAGAGAGAGGTACCGGACCAAATACCAGGGTATTGACAATATGGCCATTCCGATCTTTAGTCTTGGTAAACTGGCTTATACAAAAATAGGATATGATAATTTGAAGGAACTGGAGATTGTGTCAATGTCAGAACATGGACTGAGGGCTTTATGCCGTTTGCTGCAGGTCCCCTCCATGGCTTTTAATGACACCGCAGCCAGCACCTTCAATAACATGAATGAGGCTTCGAAGATGATGTACACCAATAGGTTGATACCTGATGTTACACAATTCTGCTCTGGATTCAATAAAATCTTGCGGGCCTATGGAGATTTTAAGCTAAAACCGGACTTTTCAGATATTGAGGCTCTTCAGGAGGATAAACAGAAAAAAGTGGTTTGGGTAAGCCAGATGTTCAATGACGGTATAATTACCGGTGATGATTATTTACGATTAATGGGAGAGGAGGCAACAGGTTTACCAGAGATGCAATTAAGATTCCAAAATGCAAATCGTATTCCTATAAATTTTAGTGAGCTGGACGATATTCAACGATCCGATAAGTGGTATAAAGATAACCTTTTGTTACATGCAATGTAAAATATGATATTATGACAGCAAAAAAGGAAAAGGAAGTATTCACCCGTGAGCAGGTGATTGCGCTTCTGAATAAGCAGAAAGAGCGATGCTCGCTTTCTATTGACGGCAACTGCACGGAGTTTACAGCCAAAAGAAAAGTGCTGGAGGCAAAACTTGTGATCGAAGATAGTTCTTTGGAAGGTTGAGGTTATGACACCCAGGGAGCGGCAATGGAGATCGACAGACAGGCAGAAGGCAGCTTACAGGAATAATTTTAAGCCTGTATTCATGCGAGCCCTTGAAGATCAGATACAGCCCTTATACCAGAAGGTTGAAGAAGTTTCCGACATAAGGGATATCGAAGTGCCACCCCTGGACAACGGGCCTATAGAAGCAGCATATAAAAAGTTGTATATGGTTACAGCTGTTGATTATGCGAAGGCCAAAAGACGGCAATGGAAGAAGAGTTTTGTAAAACAAAGTGAGGATGAGATTTTTGAGGATTTGATAATGGAGAACATTTTAACATATCTGGAATTACACGCAGGAGAAACGATTGTTGCTGCTGGTGATACGTCTGTTATCCTTATTCAGAAGTTACTTAAAACCCTTATCCCTGAAATTCTTGATCAGGGAATTGGAGGCGGTGAAGCTCAGACCATGCTCCGAGACCAGATACAGAGCCAATGGCATCAGATGAAATATTTCAGGACGGAAAGGATTGTCCGGACAGAAGTAAACCGGGCTTCCAATTGGGGAGGTCTGGAAGGAACGAAAAGCCTCGGAGTGGCAATGGATAAGGTCTGGCTAAGTGCCTTTGCAGGTGAGAGCAGAGACGAACATATGGCCGCTGACGGTCAGAAAGTGGACTTGTACGAACCATTTGAAGTGTGGGGAGAACAACTTCAATATCCCGGGGATCCGGCAGGAAGTCCGGCCAACGTAATAAATTGTTTGTGTGGCATTTATGAGCAGCTAAAATAAAAAGAAATGGAAACAATATTGCTTAAAAATCTGGAGTACAAGGTTAAGGACCTGGACGATAAGAAAGGGATTGTTACAATATACATCAATTCCTTTAATACTGAAGATAGTGACGGCGATATCTCTTTGCCGGGCTCCTTTAAGCGTACATTCAAGAATAACGGTGATAGGATCCAGCACTGGCTTAACCATGACCGGGATAAACTCCTGGGAGTTCCGATAAAACTTGCTGAAGATGATTTTGGAGCCTATGCCGTGTCGCAGCTTAACATGAACAAACAGCTGAGCCGTGATGTGTTTGAGGATTATAAGCTCTTTGCCGAACATGACAAAACCCTTGAACATTCGGTCAGGGTATGGCCGGTGAAATTCGAAGAGGAACGCACTGGCGAACATTTTACACGCAGAGTATCGGAATGGAAGCTTATCATGGAATATTCCACGCTTTACGGCTGGGGAGCCAACAGCGAAACGCCGCTCATTGATATAAAGGAATTCTCAGATCTGGAGCTTATGATGCGCGAAGGCAAATACAGCGATGAGAAAGCCCGGATGATTGAGGACACATATAACAAGCTAAAGAAATTATTAGACACTCACGACCCGCCAGACACTCCCCCCGGGGACCCGCCAGCACTCGAAAGCGATCTAATCAAACATTTTTATAAACATTTAAAAATTTGATAGTTATGGCAAAAGAAGAAAAAACTGTCGAACAGATTGCAGAAGAGATCAATGCCTCCATCGCCGGCTTGAAAAAGTCAATTGGTGATAAAGCCGATCTCAATGCTCTGGAGACAAGATTCGAAGCAATAACGTCCAAGCTGGACAAGCTGGTGGATAAAGAAGGCAAGCCCATCCTGCCGGAAGCAATATCCAAGCAGCAGGAACAGCTTGACGAGATCTCTACCCAGCTAAGGCAGCTCGGAGAATTCCAGGCTGCAGGTAAGGGTAAGAGCGCAAAAATGCAGGTGATGGAAGGAGTTAAAAGCGAGGAATTCCGTAATAAGGTGAAATCCTTCGCTGGAAGAGGTGAAATCGGACACTTTGAGGTGGATATCTCGAAGGCTGCTAACATCGACACCGATGACATCAACTCCGGCACAATTGAGACAGAGCTGGAGACAGGCGTCTCTGCTGCTCCTTGGCGAGCCAATCCGATCTGGGATAACATCAACAAGGGTGTTATCGGCCAGGGCCGGGATTCAGTAAGCTGGTGGGAAGAAACGACCCGGACCGATTCGGCTGCAGCAATAGCCGAACAGACTGCTCCATCAACCGGTTCAGCTAAGACCTGGACCAAACAGAGCATGGATATCAAGATGATCAAAGATTTCACAAAGGTTTCAAAGTCCGCACTCGAGGATTTTGAGTACATAACCAGTGAGATCAATGATCTGATGAGTAACGGCATACCCCGGTACAGGGAATCACAACTGCTCTCCGGAACAGGACTGACCATTTATCCGAAAGGGATAACCGAGTATGCCAAGACTTTCGCTCTGCCGGCAAACTTCACTAAAGTGCCTTCGGCAAATGATGGTGATGTGCTGGCCGCTGCAGCTCTGCAGTGTATGAACGGTAATACCGCAGATACGAACAAGAAAGGTTATGTTCCGAATCTCATACTGCTCAATCCCGGTGATGCCGTCAATATGAGGCTGCTGAAAAATGCTAATATGAGCTATATCCAGCACCCTCTGCTCGCTCCCGATGGTTCAGCTTTTCAGGGAGCAAGGATCGTGACAAGCCTCGACCTGACAGCCGGACAATTCATTGTCGGCGATTTCAGCAGGGCAAAGGCTTATGTGAAACGCATGATGAACATCTCGTTTCACTATGAGAACGAAAATGACGTTCTCGCCGATCTGGTTCTGGTACTGGCAAGCATGCGCCTGGCAGGATTGAAGGTTACCACTGCCGATGCCTTCGCTTTCGTTACGGGGACATTCGCTGCAGGGAAAGCTTTGATTGAAGAAGTTGTAGCATAAGAAAGGAGGCAATGATGAAAAAGTTATTAACAATATTATTCGCATTTGCCCTTCTTAGTGCTTATGCTTTAGGCCAGACAGCAACCGCTGTTTCGCATGTGATGGCTTCCGGTGCAACTTACTATGAGTACACCCCCACAGCCGCTCAGTACATTGGAGGAGCTGCCGGTGCTCATGGCTATGACACTCTTTATTTTGAGATCCTGACCAACAAAAATAGTCAGGTTGTGTGTAATGCCAGAGTGGAGGTAAGTTCCAGAATAGGATCTGCTGACACTTATGACATGGACCTGCAGGGAAAGATCTTTGCAAATAGTACATATGCGGCAATAATTGAGAGTGCCACAAATACCACTCATAAAGAATTGCTCGATACCACAGGTGTATATGCTAAGCCAGCGAAATACTATCGTTATTACAGGGTTATCGTAAATGATGATAATGCCTGCGCCACAACGGATAGTCTGATCATCGGTAAGGTCGTATTCAAATTGTACGAAAGATAAACAATAGAGGGAGGTCGGCAGAAACTTCCTCCCTCTTTAAATATTTTATTATGAATGTAAAAGTGATGCTAAAGAATGGCCAGACTATCGAGGTATTGCCTTCGGAAGTTGAAGGTCTGAGAAAGGCATGTTTGCTTAAAGAATCCAAAGGGCCTGCAAAAACAAAGGAAGAAAAAAATACAGGCAGTACCAAAGAGGAAAAACATGTCGGTAAGACCAAAAGAATAAAGCGTACAGGCAGGGCTAAAACTAATAAGCCCGTACAGCGAAGGTCAGCGAATTGGTATCCGGGACCCGGTGAGACAAAAGAACCGCCTCCGGTACCGGTGACTATTTCAAGTAAAAACATTCACGGGAGCAATCCTAAAAATGTCAAGTGATGGACCTGAGAATAAAAACAGATCTGACAAGTGAGGTTCTGAAAGTGGACGATGTTTCGGCCTTCATAAAGTTCGAGGACAAAGATCACGGGGAGGAAGTTGCGCTTATTGATAGGATGATTTCTTCTGTGCGCTGTCATTTCGAGAAAAGAACAGGGCTTGCATTTGCTCAGAAAACCTTTGAGGTGCTTTTTAAATACAATGACAAGCCATTTGTCTTACCAGTAGTACCGGTAATTTCTGTCGATAAAGTTGAAACAGTCGATAGCGAAGGAACAAAGACTGAACTTTTTTTGAATTCAGGTTATAACAAAAGCGGCCTTTATGAAGTCGAAATCCGGACCTCACAAATGACAAGCGGTTATTATGACCTTCTGGTGACTTTTAAGGCTGGCTATGGACACACCGATACTGAAAATCTTCCCTATGACCTGAAAGAAGCCATGCTGAAACAAGTCAAACAATGGTACGATAACCGCGATGATTTCTATGAATTCAAAATACTCGGAAGTATTGACAGAATACTGAACCTTCACAAGATAAAGCTGATATGAGGCCGACAAAATATAATAAGCGCATAACTGTGCAGCAGCTCACTAAGGTTGAAAATGATATCGGAGGCTGGGCCAATTCCTGGACCGATCTTTTCTCCTGCTGGGCCTCAGTGGTTCCGGTTCAAGGTTTTAAGAAGCTCGAATATGCAAAGCTCGAATATAATGAGGCATATGAGGTGGAGATGCGGAGTCGCCTGGTGAATGTTAACGGTGATTGCCGGGTAGTTTATTATAGAAGTAATTTTCAGATCATCTCCTTTATGATCGGTGATGAGAAGGTTAATCTTGATATGGGAAAAACAAGAGAATGATAACGCTAAAAATAGATGATAGCCAGTTCCGAAGGGAAATGAATCGTTTCAGGAAAAAAAATGAAGTCGATTTCAGGACAGCTATTATCAGGGCAACACTTTCCTTGGAGAAGCTTGCCAAATTAAAGGTACGGAATTTTACCCGCAGCGCAAAGGTGAAAAGCGGATTTTTGATAAACAACATTCGCAAGCAGATCACGAACAGGGGTTTGACGGGAGAAGTTGTCAGTGGTGCCGGATATTCCCAGGCTTTTGAAGAAGGGACCAGGCCACATACTATAAGGGCCAGAAGTAAGAAGGTACTTGCAGGGCCGAAACGTGGGGCT